ATTTCTTGCTAACTCAACTTCCTCATTTGCGTGTTGAACTGCTAATTTTCTTAACTGTTCGCTACTTGCACCAGCCGCTTTAGCCATATCTTCCAAATGACCGTTATGGTCTTTCATAGCCTCGCTTGACTTAGCCGCTTGTTTAGATTGTTCCTCTAGTGCTTTGGTATTAGCTTTTGTTGTAGCCATTGCCTTAGCATTTGCTTCTGAACTTTCTTTAAACATTTTTATCAAAAGATAACCTGCCGCTATAACTGCTGCGATTGCGGCTACAATTGCCCCTATTGGACTGGCTGCCATAGCCGCACTCCATAACCATTGCCCTGCAGTTATTGCTTTTTGAACTATCGTATAGCTTTTCGCAACCGCCCCTAATTGTTTGAATGAATCTCTAGCCTCCCCTAATTGTTGAAGTCCTGAACTCAAACCCATTGCACTTTGAACTTTCAAAAGAGTCTTTTCTACGTCTTTTCCCTCAACACCAACCAATCCCATACCGCCTTGAACGACCGCAAATCCACTAGCTACACCCGCCAAAGAACTACTCAGTGCTTTGAACTTTGCATCGGGATTGAATGCGTCGGTTAAGTTTTTTGCATCTCCGATTTTATCTTTTAAAATACCTGCTCTTTTCGCCGCTTCCGTTGCTTCTTTAGATGATATTCCAAACTTATCTGACAACGCTGCTACATCGGCTTGTGCTGCTCTTAATTGTGAACGTAAAGAACCAACTGCCTCATCAGCATTGCCCTGTACGTTTATATTTATTACCTTTTCAATTGCCATTTCAATGCTTTTTTAAACAACTCATAGTTAGTTGTATATTGATACTTCCCTTTTGCAATTTCGATTAATTCATTGCCTTGATAGTCTTGAGCCATCTTTAGCATTTCTAATATATTACTAAGCATTTTGTGTTACGGGTATTGATTGATTAATAGAGTTACCTTGTTTGTCGAAATACTCAAAGAGAATACTATCTATGCGTTCTAATCCACTTGTGTTTATGGGAATATCTACATACATAATAGAATCCTCATACTTGTTACCTGTTGGCGTGTACGCACTTACTAAAAATCCAGTAGCAACCTTGCTACGATAAACGGAATTATCTAACAAGTACAATTGTATCTGTATTCTTTGTGCTGTATTGTCGACTGTTAGAATAGGAATATTTGTAAATCTTAACGCTACATTTTGCTCCCCTAAAATTCTCGAATCCGTAATTAAATCAAAATCAACTACTTTAGTTATCGGGTTTGTATTCATTGAATTTATCAAATATCTTTTGTTAGATATTACCAACCTATCATTCAACCTAAGCGTATTTAATAGATAAGCGGTTAACGTTGCTTTTATTTTTATCGCACGTGTTTTTTTATTGAAAAGATTTTCGATGTAGTTTGAATAAAACTTTTCGTACAATCCCATAAACGAAATCAAATAGTCCCACGCTGAAATTTCAGCACCGAAATTCAATGATTGAACGTAACTCAAATCCGTTGCTCCTAAGGATATTTCATTTGAATATCTTTGATAAACTGAAAATGCTGTTGTACTTCCACCATCTTTTAAATAGATACTAGGTGATAATGTTTCTTGCGGGTTTTGATACATAAATACGGGTTTTGGAATATATGAAGATAGATCAGTTTTCAAAAAAGTAGCCGTACTCCAATTAGTGCCAATGGTTCTTTCCCACATAACATCTTCAAATAACACTTTAACCTCATACGAATCTGTCCCAGAAGATGTCTTATCTTCAAACGTCAAATCCCCATAATCTTGATTAAATAGACTTCTAAATTGACTGTTTAATATATTTTCGCTTTTCTCATACTTGAAGTCTATCTTCTTGTACAATTTAGGCTTGTTAATTTCTAAATTTTGGGAATTGCAATATTGTGTTATGTCGATAACATTTCCGTTTTCGTAAAACAAATCCAAAGGCTCTAACCTAAACGTGTTGTCGGTTGTCGGTGTTACAATCAAATTGAACATCTTAATAATTCCCGTAATAAAATCAACAACCTTAATATCGGGGACATAATTTTTTATGCTAATGTTTCCTACGGTTGATTGCGATGAACCCGTTGCTTCTTTTGTAAATGATCTAGTTTCTGTTATAGGCCCGACAAAGCCAGGATATGTAAAAGTCCTTGTGATTCTACGTGTCAATAAAGACGTAAATGACATAGGAGCATCGCTATTTACTTTAAAAGAAAAGTTATATATAGCTGTTCCAGACCACCCAACGTAACTAGCAATATTATATACTGAAACGGTTTGCGTACCTACTAAATTCACAAAACTATTGTAGAAAACACCATTGTTGTAAACGGTAATAGTATAAGGAATTGAAGAACTCGTACTGATTTTCAAAGTCAACCCTCTTAAATTATAAAAAAATCCTCCAAATATTGTAGGAGATGGTGGAGCAACCCACGTTGGTAAAAACAAATCAAAAGTTATAGTATCATTCGTTAAATTCATTTGTGGGAAATCAGAATCCTTTGCGTCGAAATCAATCGTTAATTGCGCAGTCTTAGCTTGCAAATCCTCTTCTGTGTTTTTCAAATAAAGAAACAATTTAGTAAAGGTTTCACTTTGCAAAAATGTACCCGTAAAAGTTATCCCATAACAAGACTGTATAGCTTCTAATATCTTACTAACTCGCATCGCTGGAAATAGACTATTGTATAATATCGATCCCGTTGTTGTAGTAATATCTTGTGTCGCAGTTCCAACACCGTATAAGAATCTTCTATTACTTGCAACCAAAGGATATACAATATCATAAGGCGTTCCACCTCCATCGGTTGTTGCTCTATCGCTTACTTCTGTAAAATCGTAAAGATGATTATAAGCATCATAATAACTTACAACTTCATCGCTTCCATTTACAAAAGTTAAAGAGTTGAGTTTATCATCTTTAAATAAATCAATTATTTGAACAACACTTCCCTTGAATTGAATACTATAACTTTCAATTGCACCGTTTTTTTTATTTGCTTTCTCTAGTTGAAATTTCCCTTTTTTAAACAACAACGATTCAATCTCGATATATCCAAAGTATTTTATCCTATGGTCGTAACCATTATCCACATCGTTATTATACCAATGAGCAAAAATTTTATTATTTACGGAACTCGCTGGGATTGTAAACGATTGTGAAAAGTCTGCAAACAATTTACCTAAGTCATTATAGTTTTGAATTGACGATGTAATAGATATTGATTCATCTTTGAACAATTCTATCCTATGCGGTGTACCATCGATGTAAATATAAATAGCTACCATTATTGAACATCGTTTATAAGATTGTATGTGTACTCAAAATCTATTTCATAATTTATATTCTTATCTTTAATTTTAGTTTTAGATGCTAGGTTTTTTGATTTTACTTTTGCAGGAATCCCATCCAATAAAACCTTTTCGCTAACTGCCAAATCAAACATAAAGTTGATGTAATTCTCTTTAACCCATCCAGTATTTAATTTTACGCTTTGTTTTGCGTCGATGTTAAAAGATGTTGAACCTCCTATCAATGGATTGTAGTCCCATTCATTTGGAAGCGTACTGAAATCAGAACCTTTAATATCAAATGAATTAGTTTGTGCTTTGAAAAAGGTTATAGTTTGCCATCCGCCACTTCTATTTATAAAGTCGCATCTTACGGGTGTGTACTTCGCCTCACACTCGGTTTTATAAGTTATAATAGGCAAAGGGATAACACCTCCTGTTCTTCGAGAATCTAAAACTTGAATAGTATTGCCACTTGCATAAGCACTTCCATTTAATCGATAAGGCACTTTGAAATTGTAAATACCAATTGCATCAGCATCGGTTAATATAGTTTGAATAGATACATTTCCACCGTTTAAATCAACATACTTATATCGTATCGTTTCGGTTGAAATCGCATCCCAATCTATTAGTAAATTAAAGTAAGGTACATTTTGCGTACTCGAAAAGGTTGTTGCTCCTAAATCAGTCAACACTTCAATATTTGAATCAGTTAAATAAATAGCTGTTTCAACATTGCTTTGATTTGCTCCTAAATTTGGATTTGTATATCCATTAACTGCCACGAAATCTAAAGTATCAATCAAAGTATAGTCTATTCCATCGGTTGTGTAAAAGGTAAGTACCTCGACCAAACAATACATTTCTTTCTTTTCAATATCTTCTAGCAATACCGTTTCGGGATTTACATTCAAAATAAAATCCTTAATCTGTGAAGAAATATTATAGTACGTTTCAGTTACCGTTATCGAGGGGATTTGTTTCGTGAAAGTATAAGTCGCATCAGTCGGTTTTGTATCGCCATTATACCATACTCTTAATTCAATCTTACTTCCTATTTGTCCTACTTCATCGATTGAAATAGTATATGGGCTTCTCACGTATAATAATGTCATTGTATTTCTTTTAATGTGAATTTTAAAAATGATTCTAAATCCAATCCGTACTTCTCAACTATGGTTTGATCAATGCCTTTATATTCTTGCTCGAATGCATTTCGGAAAAACTTAGTTTCACTTGTCCCTTTCAGATAAATGCTTCGACTTATCATCGACACCATAGATTTTCTAGTTACAAATCGACCTTGCTTATCTCTAGTGCCTGCTAATCCTTTTCGCACAACCCACTTATCAATTGCTAATCTTAAACCGCCTTTTTTACCTGTTCCACTTCCAAACTTAAAAGGGCTATTCGGTGCTTTTGCACTCGATACTTTTCCTTTAACTCCATAATCTAGGAATTTCCAATGCTCCTCAGCATAAAAATCAAATGCGAGACTTCTTACACTCGTTTTTAATTTAAAAGATAACGAGTTCGCTAATGCGTTACTAGAATTGTACGTGCCATATTTCCCCCCTTTTTTTAAATTAGCTTTTGCACGCTCTATAACCGCAGCACCAAACTCGTTTAAGGCTATGTTTACTTCATCAGTCTTCACAACAAACAGTCATTTCATTGTTAGGAATTGACAAAGTAATATTCACTTTCCACCCGTCTAACATATTGGTAAACTCCATCAATATTGGCGACAACTCAGATACCGTTTCAACTTCAATATCATCAGGATTTCGTTTCAGTTGCATCTTGGTTATCATATAATTCAATATAGCGTGGCACGTGTTCAAATTATCAATCTCATTATCATTGCCTACAAACTTATCATCTGACTTTATCTTTGAAACGTTACGAATATCCAAAACAGCTACTTCAAAAGTCATTGTTACATCTTGACCAACAACACTACTAATTATACTAATATGCGCTAAAGGGAATATGTTTTTTTTAACGTTATCGACAATATCAGTACCTTGTGTAATTGTATTTACTAAAGGTGCATCCTTTAAATTGTCCCTTAAAAAGTTCAAACATTTATAGTACTGGTTCATTTTATTTGATTGTTTTTTATTTGCCGTTCCTCTTCTTTTGATTCATCGATTAAGTAAGATAGTAGCGTGAGTGATTCGTGCAAATTTTCCTTTTCAACATCTGAAAGTCTACATCTAAGTTCTCTTGCAAGTCTGACAAAAGATTGATACCAACCCCATCGCTCATTAAAACCTCCTCCAAATTCGTTCCCTGTGCTTTCGCTTTCTTTGGTATAGAGGATAGGGTATTGTTCAATAATGCGTTCGATAAATCCCAAAAAAAAAGCATCGAACCTCTTACAATATGCATCGGGGTATCTTTGAAATTATCAGCTAATGTTTCATCTCCAGTATATGCTTCAATATCATAAAATTGATTTGCTTTCTTTTTTTTCCTACCTAATATTTTCGACATAAATCCAAACAAGTAACTTGATATAATTATTCTCTTTGTTACCTTTCGATACATAGTTGACAACATCAATTCATTTAAATCATCATTGCCAAAGCACGAATCAATTGTAGCGTGTTCACCTATTGATATTTTTTCGAGATTTGGAATGAAACCATAATTAACACCATTCATTTTAAACATGGTTGTCAACTTTGGTTCTTGGTCTAAAACCATTGCTATCTCTTTTATCGTTTCCGCAAAATCAATACTCGGAATTTTCATAACATCCGCTATCTCGATATTGCAAAATATAGCTATCATATTTATACACACGAATACTTCATCATCGGGATTCTCAGCAAGAACCTTTTGATAACGTTTGAATTGCGACAACTTGATTTCGGATAAATCCGTTGGAATAATTAATTTCATAAAAAAGTTTGTTTAAAAGCCGATAATAACAAATGTAAATCTCCATTCTTTTTAATATTATATTTTTCAGCTATTAAATTATCAGGGACTATGTAAACACAACCGCCTTTTTTGTCCCGTAATTCTTTAATAAATTGTTTTGTTAAAAAAGACATCTCTTTGTTATTTTCAATAACATTTATTAACTTTTCCATTCCGTTAACTTCGATATTTATATTTTTTGTTGTTTCCATACTTTATAAACTAAAAATTGTTGTTTTGTTTTTTTTATCCTAATATTATCTTGCGGGGTTTCCTAATCGATAACGACATCATCGCAAAGTATCTCAAAGCATCAATCCCGTGATTCATACTATCAATCGGTTTGTTCAACTTCTTGCCTACCTTATCAACATCCCAACTGTAACTTCTAAATTCTTTTATCAAATTAACGCTAGACTTTGTTACTAACATTTCCTTTTGTTGTAGTACGGAAATTCCAAAGTTGATTGAATCAGCACCTTTCACAACTGCTTTAATATTAAATCCTGCACGTCTTATTTCTTCGATTGATTTAGGCTCGGCACTATCCGCCCATATTGGCAATCTCTTATCGTGAAGCATCATAGATATAATATCCGAGTTCAACAA